GGTAATGCCCAGGTGTACGGTAATGCCGAGGTGTACGGTAATGCCGAGGTGTACGGTAATGCCGGGGTGTACGGTAATGCCGAGGTGTGCGGTAATGCCGAGGTGTGCGGTAATGCCGAGGTGTGCGATGATGCCGAGGTGTACGGTAATGCCAAGGTGTGCGGTAATGCCAAGGTGTACGGTAATGCCGAGGTGTTCGATGATGCCGAGGTGTGCGGTAATGCCAAGGTGTGCGGTAATGCCGAGGTGTGCGATGATGCCGAGGTGTACGGTAATGCCAAGGTGTGCGGTAATGCCAAGGTGTACGGTAATGCCAGGGTGTGCGAGAGATCTGATATTGTATGGTTTTCGAATGTTGGTACGGAGTACGGCACATTAACCGTATTTAAAACTAAGCAAGGAGTATTGTGGGTCACTAGAGGCTGTTTTAGTGGTTCTGTTGAAGAGTTTTTGAAAAAATCCGCAGAAGTACACGATGAAAAAACCAAAAGAGAATATCAGCTTTTGATCGAAGTGGCTAAATCCAGATTGGAGGAAACACAATGAGCACCTGGAAATACGACAGTGATGAAGATTACTATGAATCGCTCTCCATTAACCACGACGATCAAGAATATGACGGCGATGATGATGATTTTGATCCACGAGAATGTGATCGAGCAGCTGAGATGTGGGAAAGACAGTTTTTAGATAATTTTTATTACAGATAAGCCTAGATTTTTCTAGGCTTTTATTTTAGGAGCAAAAATGTGTGAATGTATTGATAGTTACAAGTTAAAACTAACTGAATATTTGATTCAACAAGGTGTTGAATTGATTGGAGGAATATCTCTTAACACAGTATTCCCAACCAAAAACTGGGAAATCATTGGAGAAAGAACGGTAGTGGAAGTTGAGTATGTTGAGAAAGTAACTTCAAAAAATGGGAAAGTGCGTGAAGTAAAACGCAAAACAAGAGTCATTAATGATTACTGCCCATTTTGTGGTAGCAAATACGAATAAAGGAGCAAAAAATGAAATTCACACTAGAGCCGATTTACCTTATTGCCGCATTAATCATCGCCGTTGTCTTAGGCATTAGTTGCCAACCGCAACCCGTCAAAGCACTGGAAAAAGACACGGATTATTACGACCACACGCTCAACCTTGAAACTACCTTAAGCGAGGAACAGCAACAATGGCAACAATGGGCAAAAGAAGAATGGGAAAAGGAACACGGCAATTTACAAACACCGCTCACACCGGCACACGAAGCGGAAATTAGAGTGCGATTAGCGGAGGGGGTGAGATGATGGATATTTTTGAACAGCTTAATCAACAAGCGAAACAGCTTAACCGCCAACGGCTTGAAATGTTATTTCATCAACTCACGTTAGCTTTGCATCAGTATAAAACGGATCCACAGTGGAATAACTACTTTACTGAGCTTTTAGCTCATTACGAATATAACGACATTGTCAACGCAATACACCACTTACCAATTGATGAACAAGAGCGAGAGGGATTGTTACATCTACTAGAGATTAATCAATTCCACCTCGTGCAAGAAAACGAAATCGCAGACCACAGAACCTTTAACCAATTCAAATAAGAGGATAATAATATGGCACTTAAAATCATTTCATCAAAACAATCTATCGAAGTAAAAAACATCACTATCTGTATCTATGCTCCCCCAGCTTATGGAAAAACATCAACCGCATTTACAGCAAAAAATCCACTGCTGCTAGACTTCGATAATGGAGCATATCGTTCTCAATTCCGTAAAGATACGGTACAGATTGAATCTTGGCAAGATATTACAGGCTTAACAGAAGAGGATTTAAAGCCTTACGATACCATTATTATTGATACCGTAGGTCGTGCGTTAGATATGATTACGGTTGATATTCTAAGAAGTAATCAAAAAGGAACAACTAGAAATGGTGGAACTGAATTAAGTCAACAAGGCTATGGCACACTTAAAAATAGGTTTATTTCGTGGTTAAAACTTCTCCGCTCTTTCGGTAAAGATGTCGTTTTACTTTCACATATGACTGAGGAAAGAAAAAATGATGAGTTTGTAGAACGTTTGGATATTCAAGGCGGAGCGAAAAACGAAGTTTATAAAGTGGCAGATTTAATGGGAAGATTAGTCTTAAATGGCAATCAAAAAGTTCTCGATTTTAACCCTAGCTCAACAGGCTTTGGTAAGAACCCAATAGGCTTACCTGTGATTGCTGTACCTAACTTTAAAGTTGAGCCTTTGTTCTTAGCGAATATTATCGAGCAAGTGAAAGCAGAATTAAATAAACAATCTGATGAAGCTATCAAGGAACAACAAGAACTTGATGAGGTGCACGCTAAATTCAGCGTTTTGTTAAATCCTGAAGAGTTTAACGAAATGATAGATCCAGATATGCCAACTTTACATAAGCAGCTATTAATGGATTATGCGAAAAAACAAGGAATTACTTTCAATAAAGAAAGCAAACAATTTGAAAAGGTCGCCGCATGATAAGAATCTCCGCAACAACATTAGAAGCCTACCGAAGATGGCTTGATAACGAAGATGCAACCATAGAAGATATGGTTGCTTATCTTGATAGAAAAATAGAACCTACTAAAGCAATGATGGCTGGCACTGCTTTTCATAAACTGCTTGAAACAAAACAGGGTAATCTAACAGTAGAAACAGTTGATGGTTTTACTTTTGATTTTAGCGAAATTGATAGTGATGTTTATATTCCAAAAATCAAAGAGTTTAAATTCACGGTTATGAGAAGAATTCTTGATGAAGATGTGACATTTGTTGGTGTTGTTGATGCGATGGATAGCAACACTGTTTTCGATCACAAGCTAACCTCATCAATAGATGTCGAAAAGAATTATGAGCCATCAATGCAATGGCGAGCGTATCTATCTTGGCTTAATTTAGATCATTTTACCTACAATCTTTTTAGACAGTATAACCCTGCTGCTACTCCTGATACCTTTCTGATTAAAGAAGCTGTTACTGTATCATTTCACAGATATGAAGATATGGATCTAGATGTTGAGAATATGGCAAAAAGTTTAATAATTTTTATTAAGGAGTACGCTCCACACCTAATTAATAGGGGGTAAATAATGGCAGGCGTAAATCGTGCAATTATATTAGGGAATTTAGGACAAAACCCTGAAATCCGCACAATGCAAAACGGCGATCTAGTAGCTAATATCAGCGTAGCAACTAGTGAGCGTTGGCAAGATAAACAGAGCGGAGAATGGCGTGAGAATGTGGAATGGCACAGGATTATATTATTTAGACGATTAGCGGAAATCGCCGAGCAATACCTTAAAAAAGGTTCAAAAGTCTATATTGAGGGCAAGCTCAAAACCCGAAAATGGCAAGACAAAAATGGGCAAGAACGCTACATCACAGAAATTCAAGGCGACAGCTTGCAGATGCTAGATAGCCGTCAAGAGGGGCAAAACGCACAGGCTAACGCACCGACACAACAAGCACAAGCCAACAAGCCGAATGCTTACGCACAAGCAAAAAACGGCACTTACACCCCACCGCCACCAGCTGATTTTGATGATGAGATGCCTTTTTAATGGAGGATAAAAATGAACACATTAAAGTTTTGTGACGTGACTTTAATTGATGGACATAGAGCGTGGATTAATTTTCATGAAATTGAATGTATTGAAGATTGCTATATTCGCTATGACGAAGAAACAGATAGTTTTATAGAAGGTCTTGACCGTACGTTTAAAAAAATAACTAAAGTTATAATGAAAAGTGGTCGTATCTATTATGTGGAATTTACTTTAGATAGTTTTGACGATAAGTTTTATATTTCAAAACATTACAATCATTTCAACCTAGATTTAGACAAAAGCGCCCTCAAATGAGGGCTTTTTTACGAGGAGAAAATGAACACAGACCTACTCAACGAGCGAGCAAAAACGCACGGCGATTTTACCAGCGGTGCAGAAACCTTTTATCACCTGATAAAACCGATCATCGAAAGCCAGCTTTTTGAACGCAACAAAGTCAAAGCCTACGCCGCCACAATGATTGCCGCCAAACTCACCCGAATTTGCAACGGTGATGAAACCTTCCCCGACCACTGGGACGACATTATCGGCTACGCTCAATTAGCCACCGGTAAGCAATTTGAACCACAGCAAGTGGTAAGTGTGCCGGTTGTGGATTATATAGAAAAGCCTAACCCAAACAGTTAGGCTTTTCCGAACAGTTGAGAAGTTATGAATGGGCTTGTTTAAGTAACAAAATTGCTTGTTCTAATATCTTTCCTTTTGAAATACCAAGCTCAACAGCAAGCCTATCTATTTCATCTGAAACAGATTGTGGAATTTTAAAAGACTTCGTTACAATGCCCCGCTTTGCCTCGCTACGAGCATTTATTTCGGTTCTTGACAATGCCATAATTATTCCCTATGATTTGAAGAACTGGGGGACTGGTACTCCCCCAGTAAGTTATCAGATTAATAAACTGGCAAAGACCAGAGTAATAAAACGATAACTAGGATAATACGGATTAACATATTATTATCCTCTTCGTTATCGTGAGGATTAAGCCTCACACTCACTTTCAAGCTATCCCTTGAAAGTGAGATTATTATAATGTATGTTTACATACAAGACAAGTAATATTTTAAGAAAGCCTGCAATGTTTATTGTGGGCTTTTTATTTGACACCGCCCAAACTTCGGATTAAGATAACCGTACTTACAACGTTCAGCGGTTTTCCGCACCCGATAGCATAGCGGTTTTTTTATCCCTAAAATCTACCTATACAGATCTGTATAGCTAGAAATTCAATATGATCGGGGCGAGAGAGCGATATACAATACATCTGAATAAGCTCCGCCGTCTGAACGCGGTAAGTTGACCCCCGATCACCCTACTTATTGATCGGAATAATTTAACTTAAATTCGTTCAGAGGCATAAAATGTCAAACTTACAAATCTTATCAAATCAAATTCGTAAAAATGGAAATCTATATTCATTAAACGATCTTCATATTGCTAGTGGTAGTGAAAACAAACATCGTCCAGCTTTATTCATTCGACTAGAAACAACCAAAGAACTCATTGCGGAAATGGAAAATGAAAACCAACCACGCAATACTATTTTGGTTGTAAAAAATGGCTTAGGTTCATACGCTTGCAAAGAGCTAGTTATCGCTTACGCTGCTTGGATAAGCCCAGCTTTTCATTTAGTTGTATTACGAGCTTTCTTAAACCAAATTGAATGTAAACCACAACAGATTGCGTTACCAGAACCAGAAAAAACAATCACCCTAAACTGGACGGAAAACGAACTTAAACGATTAGCCTCATTTTGGTGTGCCGCCTTTGAAATGCACCAAATGCTAAAACACATTGAACCAGGATTACGTACGATTGGTTCAAGTTTTGCCTCAACCGTTTATACTCAAGTTAGCGAATATCAATCTACACTTGACCTTATTCACGCACGACTTCAAGTAGATATTGATCCTTTGCAATATACAGACCCACAGAACGCACATTGGCAATATTGCTTAAACACAATCAATAACTACAAGCCGAGAGCGAAACTAATACCAGTTCGTAAATACAACTTCTAACTTAACCAACCGCCTTACCTTACTTTTTAGTGAGGCGGTTTATTGCACCCTAAATTCAGTAAATTGATTAAAGTTTAGTCATTGATTTGACAAAATTATCAAATCAAAAGGTGAAATTATGTTCAGAATTTTAATGATTATCGGCTTATTGTGGTGTGCGTATGAACTCGATTTAGGTTCAGACTGCGACGGGCATTATTGTGGAACAACTACGGATTTAATCACAAAAAACTAGGAGAAAAGAAAATGTTTTGGTTTAAAAATGCAATGATTTACCGCTTAACAAAAGCGATCGACTTCAGCAATCTATCGGCTCAGCTTGGCACTTGCGAATTTACGCCTTGCGGTAGTAGTGAGGCAAGTAAATTTGGCTGGATTGCACCACTTAGCACGAGTGAACAGCTCTGCTTTGAGGCTAACGGACAAATTTTACTTGTCGCCCAGCGAGAAGAAAAAATCTTGCCAAATTATGTGATAACCAAAGAACTTGCTAACCGAGTAAAAGCACTAGAAGAAAAAGAAGGGCGTAAACTCAAAAAAGTCGAAAGGCTGTCTATTAAAGATGATGTGGTTGCCTCTCTTTTGCCTCAAGCCTTTACCCGTAGCACCTACACCGCACTTTGGATTGATACGCAAAACCAGTTGATTTATGTGGACGCAGGATCAGCCAAAAAGGCAGAAGATGCGTTAGCGTTACTGCGCAAATCCCTAGGTTCTTTGCCTGTTATTCCACTTGCTTTTGCAAACGACCCAGCACTCACGATGACAAACTGGCTCAATGAAGCACCAGATTGGCTAACCGTGCTAGAAGAAGCGGAATTGATAGGAATAAAAGAAGATAGCGTAGCGAAATTTAAACGGCAAGATTTAGACAGCGAAGAAATTCGCGCTTTGCTTGAGGCGGGCAAATTGGTAACGAAAATCGCCCTAGAATGGGAAAATAATTTGAGTTTTGTGCTTTGTAATGACGACACACTAAAGCGCCTAAAATTTGCTGATGAAATCAAAGAGAAAAATGATGACATTGCAAAAGAAGACATCGCTCAACGCTTTGATGCGGATTTTTTATTGATGACGACAACGTTATCAACACTCACACAACGTTTGCTTGGTGAATTTGGTGGGGAAAAGGAAAAGATATGAATAAGGAAACCTTACACGTACGATACTTTATTTATCACGGCTTACGTTTTATTTCGGAAGATTGTCCCCTACTAAAAGAGCCGGGAGATATTAATTATGCACGTTGGGTTATGTTAATGCACGATGTTCCCGCCACCTTAAGTTTTGATATTGAAGAATATGTTAAACAATTCCCTTTGTATTGTATGTATGAGGGGATTAAACACAAGTTTATTAATGTTTCAAGATTAGGAGATGTATTTATTACTGATAATCTAGAAAGTACATCTTATAACAAACGAGTGTTAATTACCGATTTATATCAATTTTCAAAGGAGAAGTAATTATGTATTTAGACAGTTTTGGTACTGCAATAATGGCAGTATGTATTTTCATAGCAGTTGTTGCTTTTGGTCTAGGTGTGTTAGTAGGTTGGTTATTTTTGTAAGGATAAAGATATGAAACCATTTGATTTAGAAAAAGCATTAGCAGGTGATCCTGTTAAATTGAGAAATGGAAAAAAAGCACTTGTAGTAAATAAAGTCCCTACTTATATTGATGCAAATAATCCTTTAATAGGATATGTAGTAAATAAAGAACATGACAAAATTGAACCAATTACTTGGACATTAGAGGGGCGTTTTCATTCTCAATCAATTATTGATGCTTTTGACATCGTTGAGATGTGGGAAAAGCCAAGAATTATAAATGGGATTGAAGTTCCTCGAGCCGTAACCTTAGATACAGTGGAAAACGCTCAGCTATATTATTTTATTAGTCTTATTTCAAAAGATTTAGTATCTCAAATGGGTGTAGATACTTTTAACGAGCATTGCCGAGAGGCGATTAAACGAGGGTTAGTTTTTAAAACAAAAGAAGATGCTCAAAAAATGGCGAAAGCCCTATTAAACTACAAAGAGGGAAAGAAAATTGAGTGGTTTAATGCAAATGAAAAACAACCTGAACTTGATTCTAAAATTTTATATTATTCTGCAGAAAACGGAATGGGTGTCGGTATAGTTAAAGAAATTAACTATGACTTTATCAATGACGAAGGCAAACCATACAAATTACTTCTCATCTATGATGTAAGCGATGAGACAGAATTTATTACTTCTGCTGAATATTGGATACCAGTACCTCAGCCACCACAAGCCTAACCTAACCAGTTAGGCTTTTTTTTGGAATAAATTATGCAAAAACTCACCAAATCCAAAGCGAGGGTAAGAGCGTTTGGCGAGGTGTACACACCTCAAAAACTGGTGCAAAAAATGACCGCACTTTTACCCAAAGAGAGCTTTGAGCCTGAAAAGAAAATTCTCGAACCCAGCTGTGGCACGGGGAATTTTTTATATGACATCCTCAACCGCAAGCTATGCAAAATCCTCGTAGGCCCAAAGCGTCCTTATTACAAGGTGCTAAATATGTATCAAGCACTAGCGAGCGTGTATGGCGTAGATATTCAACTAGACAACGTGATCGAATGCCAACTTCGCCTCAAATCCCTATTTTACGAACGCCTCGCAATGCTGCACGTTAAGCCTTTTGAATATTTTGTCGATCACGTCTTAATTAACAACATCAGACGAGAAAACGCCCTTGAGGACGCATTCACCTTTATTGATGTCGAGATCGTTTTCAAAGATCGTGATATTGGTATTAAGGTAGAGAAAAATAGCTTTTTGCTTAGCGAATATGAATGCCATTTGCAACAGAACACCTTTCAACTTCAAGCCGTGCGATTGCTGGCGTTTGAAGATGATATTGGCATTACTCATAACACGCAATAATCTAACGCCCACTAGTGGGGCTTTTTGTTGGAAGGAATATAAATAACGATGAAAAACATATGCTATTGGTTATAGCAATGCTTTACCTATTGACACTAGTTGCCATTGTAGGACTGCCAGTAGCAATAGTTGTGTGGGTGATCAAATGGGTATGGGTAAGTTAATTGAAAAGTTTAAATGGAGATAATATGGATAGAATATTAAGACTAAAAGAAGTTAGCCAAAAAACAGGCTTACCAAGATCAACCATCTATGCAAAAATAAAGCAAGGGACTTTCCCGTCACAATTAAAACTAGGGCCTAGAGCGTCTGGGTGGCGAGAAAGCGAATTAGATTTATGGATTGAACAACGGCAATCAAATTTCTCTTGCTCCTAATAAACACGGCCTCACGGAAGCCTTTTCTACAAAATCCCCCCACCACTCAATATATTGACGCTTTTGCTTTTCGTACGTACTGCGATCATAAGCCGTACGGACTTTGTCGCCTTTAACGTGCGAAAGCAAAGCCTCAATAATTTCCACATTAAATTCATTTTCATTTAATGCCGTGCTGGCTATCGATCTAAATCCGTGAGCACATAAAATCCCTTGATAGCCCATTTTCCGCAACGCTTTATTAATGGTTTCACTACTCATATTTGTTGTTAAATTCCCGTTTTTAGGGAATACAAAATCACAATGCCCCGTAATTGGGCGCATTATGTTCAGAACATTTATTGCTTGTTTCGACAATGGAACAAGATGAGGGCGTTTCTTACCTTTCATCCTTTCTTTTGGAATAGCCCAAACTGCATTATCAAAATCGATTTCCTTCCACATTGTGCCTGCCGCCTCACTTGGTCTTACCATTGTGAGCAATTGCCATTCTAATAAGCAACGTGTTTGTAACTGGATATTGGCTTTATTGACAGCCTCTAAAAATTGAGGCAATTTATCAGGGTGAATAGAGGGGCGATGCTGTACCTCCCCACTAGGGAACAACTCTTGAATATTCGCTGTTGGATTAAACTGAATTAAGCCACCATTTACCGCAAAACGCATAATTTCATTCAGACCTCTAATGACCTTTTTTAACATCTCAAATTTCTTCTCATCAGCTAATTTTTGCAATTTCATTCTTGTAAAAGGTGCTGTGATTTCTGATATAGGCATATTCCCTAAGTGAGGAAATAAATGTAGCTCCAGCAATCGCCACTGATCTCTCATCGTGTCCGCTTCAACTTTAGACGATTTCATCTTTCGCCAATCTTGAGCCACACTGATTAACGTATTACTTTGATTAAAAACGGCTTGCTCTTTCTGCTTAAAAATATAATCCTGCGGATCTATACCTTTTGCTAGTAACGAGCGATATTCATCTCGCTTAGTACGAGCTTCTAACAATGATATTTCCGGATAACTTCCCAACGATATTAACTTACGCTTTTTAAGTAAATCGTAATAATTAAATCGCCATAGTTTAGAACCGTTAGTTTTAATCAACAAATACAGCCCCTGCCCATCTGATAGTGTATAATCCTTTTCTTTAGGTTTTGCCGTTGAAATTTTAGTATTATTTAACTGTATGATTTGTCTAGCCAT